ACCACTTGTATTATATAAAGGATGAAATTGATTTTCTACTATCCAAACACCTTTATATTCTTCAGGCAAACCACTTTCACTACATCTTTCAGGCATTTCGTCACAAATATAATTAGTTGGAATATTATTAGGAGCTGATGAATCATTACAACATTGGCTAGTAGGGCATATTTCATTATTAATTGTAGGAGTTAAGCATCCTTCATCACTATTATCACTTGGATCGTAATTAACAGTTCCCCAAAATACATTACAATATTGGCAACTAGACCCATCTCCACCACAAACACCACAATTATCTTCAACTATTCCATTGCAACCACCTTCACAATCATAGCCTGGTCCATTGCATACTCCACACTCGTCATATTCAGCCATACCATTACAAGCTCCAAGACAATCTACACTACCATTATCTCCACCGCAAACTCCCTCACAATCTTCATATTTACATCCAACATCAATAGTTGCATTTGGATTGTAATTACAAGCATCTGTATCTGTGCAACCTGCAATAGCCTCTTCTTCTAAACTATGTAATTGTGTTAACTCTACTTCTACAAAATTGATAGTTCTTTTTGTTTTTGTCACTATAAATTTATTATATATAAATTGACCATTCAACAAGTCACCACAAGTTTGGTTTACACATTCTGCATAATTAATTCCATAAGGTTTAATATCTGAAATTAATTTGTCAAATATTACTATATCTGCAATTTCTATATTTATATATTTTAGAGGTAATGTGATTTTTATTTTTAAATGCTGATTACAATGAAACATTAATAACCATTTTGCAAAACTTTCAGCAGTTTCTTTATTTCTAATGTATTTTCCTCTATGGTCATCTATTAATAATGTTGTATCAGATACATTTTCTTCACTTAAAATATCTTCATTATATGTTTTAAAACCATAATATGAATAATCATATCCACCAGCTTCTCCACCTTGAATAGTTGGATATAAGTCATAAATACCATAAGAAACAGAGCTTAAAAAATTCTCTAATCCATAATCCCAATTATATTTAAATATTATTTTTGTATAAACATTTTGTATAGGAGTTCTAGAGAATTGAAAATTTATTACATCTTGACTGTTTATAGAAATATCAACTACATCAGGCTCGGAAGGTGGAATAGTTACAATATCAAATTTATCATTATATTTCATTCTAAGAATACTAGGAGAAGCAGATGAAATCTCTTCAAATAATCTCTTTGAATTGATTCTTTTATCAATTGTAAAATCATATCTCCATGTATTGTAATAATTTTCATTATTAGGGTTTATCCATAAGCCTGGTGAATCATTATCATATAGTTCATCCATTGAAACATTTAGTTCATCTGATATAATCTTTCCAATAACATTACTAAATCTATTCTCTTCAGGAGATACTATTTCACCACCTTCTTCTGCTCTAACAGTTGTTAAAGACATAACATCTGCATAAATTTTCTGTGATAATAAATTATTAATATGAACCTCTTGAAATACATGAGCCTCATCTACATATAAATCAAAATGATTTTCATCATTTGACCAATCCATACTCGATTCATCTTGTGGATTAGGAACTCCAATTTGAAATGAAGAATGCTGACTAACAGTTGTCCAATCTCCTTCTCCCCCAATCATATAATCTTTTAAGTTAGCATTAGAAGATTCACTAAAATTGTCTGCATCAGGAGTTACATGACCCATATCTATATTATATTGATAATCTTCATTTGCTCCAGGCTTAATTAACCAAGGAGCAGTATGATTTTCTGAATGTTTTCTTACTTTTAAAATTGCATATGTAGAGCAACTCCAATCTGAGTCATAGGGCTTTAAATTAAATCTAATATAAGCCCATGTTTCATTTTCATCAGTAACCATACCCTTTAAGCGAAGAGATGTATTCTCTTGAAAATCTGTAGTATTAGAACCATCTATATTTACATTTAAACGAGGAGCTATATAAGTATCTATAGCATTTGTTCCAACTGTATCATTTGACAAATCATTACATATATATAAAAAAGCACCTGGAGCTAATCCTTCAGGGTCTGCATCTTCAAGAGGATGATTTGGAATACAATAAGCAAAGCTCCAAGAGGAAATCTCTCTAAATAAATAAGAAGCTATTCCACCTGTATTGGCAAGAAGAGCCTGAAAGATTAAATTCTACCTTATTAGGCATAGAATTAAAATTTATATCTTGAGAGCCTTCTAAGATAGAATCCTTCTTTAAAGGAAGATAAGATTTTTCTCCATCTAAGGCAAATAATCCATCATCTGGAAAATCATATTTAGGAAAAGATGTAATACCTCCTCCTGGGCTAAGCGTAGCACCATAAGAATCGAAAAGCAATGTTTTAGCAGCTAATCCAAAAAATTCAGTTTCCTGTTGCCATGTAAAAACACAAGGGCTTCTATCTACATGACCAATAACATATGGAATAATATTATTTTTATATGAATCAGGAATATTTTCATTGTCTTCAATATGATTTGTAGGCAAATCTAAATGAAGTTTAGATTGACTCCTATCTTCTAAATTTATTTGTATTTTATTGACAGTTTCTCTACTATCTCTAACCCAACCATAATATACTTGAAATAATGAACTATCATTATATGAACTATCTAGGTCTGTGGCTACTATTGAATTAGTGCTTTGTGAACACCAAAATATCCTACACTCCATATTGGATAAACTTCTTAGATCAAATAAATTTGAAAATCTCTTAAATTTAGATAAATATGGTATTACATCAATCGTAACACTAGAAATTTTATATTTACGATTTTCTAGATCAATTGATTCTGTTATATTTGGTATATTTAATAGCATAGGAAAGCATTCAATACCATCTATCGTAACTTCCCTAGTGCTAATACCCACAACATCTCTATATGAGCCATCTTCATATGTTTTGCTCATATCTCCAAATATAACAACAGGGAATATATTTATATTATTACCTTGTATATCTTTACTAAAATTAAGTGGTAGCTGTAATGCCATTTGGCTCTCCTAAAAAATTATGCTCCTTATTCCACTTACCAACAGGACAACTAGCAGATGCAACTCTAGTCTTTACCTTCATAAAGCATTTACATTTCTTACATTGATTGGTTGGCTTTATTAAGTATTCACATTTTTGGCACTCTTCCCACCTTCTATTTATTATATTTTCATCATATAATAATATATTTTTAATTCTATTAGGCAATGATCTTAGGTCTATAGATTGATTTCTAGTAGAGTAATCATCTATTTCATACTTTGCCTTTAAATATAATAATTTCAAAGTAATGTTTTTTAAAAAAGCAAGGAAAAAATTAATTATTTTTAATCTAGCTAATACCAAAATCACTCCCTCTTCTAATAGCTGTCTTTATCTGTTCTGCTAATTCTCCCTCAACATACTCAGAAGACATGAGATTCCCTGAGACGTTCACTACAACAGATGCACCCTGCGGACCATCTATATTGGGCGAGGAAAGAGGCGTCACTTGAACTCTTTCACGACCGCCAGGGTTATCCCCAACCATTATCATTTGAGGACCGCTAGTAACAAAATCTCCACCACGAGCTAATTTTTGTGCATATATTCCTGCAAGACCGGTAATATAAGAAGCAGTAGCAGTTGCAACATTCATAGATTTTGTTGTATTAATAGTATTTTTTCTTAAATTCCTTAAATCATCATTTTCAATCATTTCTGCATTAGCTAAAGCAGTCTGAACTGCAATATTTATTCTAGCTATTGATTGTGAAAAATTCATACTAAGTTCAGCCGCCTTTAATAGTAATCCCTTATTATGCATTTCTTTTAGATGTGTTGCTTCTTTTTTATCAATCTCTTCTAATTTTTTTCTTTTAGTTTCCTCATTTTTAACAGTATCTTCTATTAGCTTTCTTTCTAAATCAAATTGATCTTTTCTTGCATTTGATTGTTTATTTATACTTGTATCAATAATATTAAGTGTCGTTGAAGCTATACTATCGGCAATTTCTACATACATTGTAGACTTTTTTTGCTCAAGTTCAATTTCATCCTTTGTTGTCTGTATTCTCAGTCTTTGAGCATCTGCAGCCTTATCAAAGGCTTCTATAGATTTCTTAACTGACTCAGGCAGTTTATCAAGAGCATCTTTATAATTTAGCAATTCATCTGTTCCCTCTTGAACTCTTAAATTAAGTTTAAGAATAGTTTCTGCAAACATTTTATTCTTATCCATTAATCTGCCTTGCTCATCGTGAGATGCCTCTAAAACAAATCTTAAATTATCATATTTCTGAGATAATTTATCTACTTCAGATGTTATTTGAGCTGTCTCTCCACCTCCTCCCATAACTGTATTAGTAAATTCTAATTCGTCACGCAACTTTTGTAGCTTTTCTCTAAATCTGTCAACTTTCTCTGTTTTAGTAGTTGTAAACATTTCCCCCATATCTAACAAGTCAACATCCCAGTCTTTTCCAAATATTTCTCTCATCTTAGAGACTTGTGCTTGTCCACCTTCCAATGTCTTGACTTCTTTATCTATTCTTTCTAATGATTTGCTATACATTTCTAATTGTTCATTATTACTCTCTAATTGAGTATCTTGCTTATTGAACATATTTGTTAATTTAGGCACAGCAGCTGCCGCAAGTAAAAACCATCCTGCTGGACCACTTAATAGTCTAGTAGCAACAGTCATAGCCTTTATTCCAAGAGTAGCTTTTCTCATACTTGCTGTAAGACCAACAAAATTTCTACCTTGGATCGCAAGGACTTTACCAAGTTTAGTAAAACTTTTAATGTTAGATGCATTTGCGGCCAATAATAATAACATAATTTTCTTTGCACCTAATACTGCAGCAACCATTGTAGTCATTTGTGTAGTAAACGAATATAACTTATCTGTTTCAAATGTCTCCATTAATTCTGTCATACTTTTCAATAAAGCCTCAACCATTGGTCTCAATTCCCTACCAATGTCTTTTTGAAGATTACCTAAAGCTGTATTAAACTCACGAACAGTTTTTGAATATCCCTCTATATTACTTTGACCACCAAATTCTTTATTTAATTCAGCTAATATTATTCCCTGAGCTTTTGCAAGTTGATTGGTATTAACTAACATTTTTATAACATTTTTCTGTCTTTCTGTAAATACAACACCTACTCTAGTAAGAGCAGTTAAACCTGTTAAAGGATTATTTAATGCTTTTCCAACCTGTATTGTTATACTACGCATATTGTCAAGGGTTATATTTCCTTGATACATAGCCGCAGCCATATCTAAAACTGCTGTTTGTGTTTGAGGGAATACAGACTCACCAAGATTTGTAAAAGTTAATAATAATGCAGATGATTGATTAACTAGAGTTTCAGCAATTCCTGTTGTTTCTTCAATTCTAGTATTCATAGCAAAAACTTGTTCCGCAGTCACTCCAGCAGACATATTTGTGCTATCTATCGCTTTTCTTATTCTATTTTGAGAATCTTCAAAGTTTCCAAATTCATCAACTAATCTTCCAACACTCCTTTCTACAAGAGCCATACCAAAAGATGCAACCAATAATTTAGAACGAAGAACAGCTAAAGATCCGCCAAGTATCCTAGTATGCTTAGTCCATAAAAGTGTTTGCCTACTAGCTCTTTTTGTAACCTTTGCAGACCTATTTGTAGCACTAGCAACCTTCTCTAATGACTTGATCATTGTATTTTGACCATTAACTAGAGCTATTAAAATATCTTTCTGATTTCTAAATGTTTTATTTAAATTTTGAGTTTTTTTCTTGGCTTTCTCTACCTCTTGCCCAACCTTTTGAACACCTTTTATATATTTTGTAAAATCACCATCAGCCATTTGTATTCACCTTATTTTGATTCTCTTTTTCCATTTTCTTCCTAATCTTATCTGCTCTTTGCTTGATAGATTGCTCTATTATATGTGATTTATGAATCCATCGAATAGGCTGATCTCCATAAGTTCCAGGATAGGGTGCTATAGATTTATTTTGATTGCAATATGAATATCTTGATATATCTTTTTGAGCTTCAGAATCTAAAAATATATTTACACAACTGAAATGAGGCAATTGATATGATATGCTAGTTGGGATATCAAAATCTTTACCCATCTTTTTATTAACCTCCTTAGTTTCAGTTACTAATAATTTTATTACATCCCAAACATCTTCATCGCATTTAAAGGTTCTAATAGGCTCATTAGCTATTGGAATATTTGCCTTATATGGATATTTATGAAATCCACACCCCTCACACCAATTATCTATATGGATATTTAGTGATAGCGTGAGGGATTCTATTCCCCCAGGCTTTGATAATCCTGTATTAATTGAACTAATTCATTTTTCTCATCTTCAGTCAATTGTTTAATAATAGAATCTTCAGGAAAGCCATTTTCATCTACTTTAAATACCTTGAAATCACCACCCTTAATACCACGTCTAAGCCAAGCAGTTCTAGCCTTAGAGAATCCTGCCATATGAGATAGCTCACCTTTTTCATATTTTAAAACTGCTATATCATTACAATAATCAATCTCGTCAATTGACATTTCCCTAATCTCAACCTTTTTCTTGCTCTTTAATTCCACGATTTTTTTACTCATTCTAATCTCCTATTTTTTATTAAGCAGTTAAATCAAATGATATTAAGTCACTACTACCATCATCAATAGCCTTTATAGAACAATCAAGCATCATAATATCACCTTCTGACAATGCTACATTTGTAAAAAGTCCTGATGTTACTAATATACCATATGCATTATTATTTACTATCTTAAACATATTGCCTGCAGTATTTGCCGCTGTTTGTGTATCAAACTCACTTATAAATCCTTTAGTATTAGCATCATATTTAACTTGAGCATCAACATTAACAGCAATCTCTGCACCTCTACTTGTGATTTCATATCCACCTGTCCATGCACCTGAAAACACAGCTGGACTTTCAATACTTGCAGTAAATGAATTTAATACCATATTTGAAACATCACTAATTCTTACATCAGAAGCATTGGATAGCAAAGGTATATTTGTATTTGCATAGGCAGTTATAGTTGGAGTTGCTGTTGAAGCCAAATCAGGTTTTAATCCTGTTTGTATTGTAGCTGACCATTTATATCTACCTCCCTCACTTGTCATATCTGCCGATATAGAAAAATTAGTAACTACACATCCAAAGAACTCCATTCCTTGTTGATTAGTTACATCAGAAGGTTGAAAAACTAATGTTAATGAAGAAGCTGCATTAGTAACAGCTGTATCGCCTACCATATTTTGCGAAGCTGGTGTAAAATTTGATGAAACAGCAACATCTCCACTAACATCATTACAAATATTTTGCAATAATAATTTATGCCCTGTATCATTATGGAGAGTTCCTGATAATGAAATTTCTGATACTCTTAAAACATTATCTTGGAAAACATCTTCATCTTTCAAAGTTCTCCCTACTCCACTTCTAACATCTAATACTTGTGTTGGATTAAGTGAAGGCATAGATATAGAATCAACATCTAATTGATTCATTGTTGTTCCTATTCCTGTGTCTCCTGCGTTAGTTGCATCTGATACAACAGCAACTTTCCATTCTTTTGGTGAAAATGCTTGTATTGCTCCTGCCATTATTTATCTCCTTTCTTTTTTGTACCAGAGACATTTACTAAAGTTTTTATACCTTCTGGAACAGATTTCATTTCAATTTCCTTGCCATCGTGTAACTCTTGCCAATCTTCATAAGAAACCTTACATTGCTTCCATATATTAGGAAGTTTTACACCCTTGTTTTTTAATTTTACTTTCATATTTCTCCTTATCCTACATTACCTAGATGTTGACATTTATAATCAAAAGTAACAATATGTTCTTCTGAATTACTTGAATCAAATAATGTTGACTCAATTCTGCAATTAAATAGACTACTACTATCAGAAAGAGTCATAGACATATTATCTACTATAAGGGATTCCAATCTAGAGACTAATCTAAGAATATGATCTAATGCTTTTTCTTTAATATTTGCATTTTTAAAATGTAGCATTATATTTATATCAAACTCCCTTGTTTCTGATGTTGAATTATAATCTAAAAGAGTGCTACTTATAGGTATAATTCTTAAATATTGTGATCCAGCTGGATCGTTATCAAAACCTGTATAAGTAGGTAGAGCATTTTTAAATTCTACCCTAATAACATTCTCTAGCTTATCTAGTATATTCTTCCAATTATTTGTAAAACTTGTAGGCATAATTTAAAACTAATAAGTCCTCCTTGTCAACCTAGTATTTGTTCCACTACCAGGGGAATCATCTAGGGATTCATACTGACCCCAACATTCTAATTCCCACTCATCATTAACTGTTGCAACAGAACTACTATTCTTACCTGAAAATCTAACCTGTAAACCTCCTCCTATAGATTGATATTGACCTGTAATAAGTTCTGCTTCTACAACTCTATTTTGTTTTAATCCTGTATCATCTCCATGATATACATCAAACTTGCAAGTTCCTATTGCTCCTGCTGTAGTTATAACTATCTTCATAAGATCATATACGCCTGTATATCTTCCTCTAGTATCTACAATATATAAAGCATTAGCTGCTTGAGGAGAAGTTACTTCCCTCACAACACCACCTGCAGAATCTCCTGTAACTTGATATGATAATTTTGTTTTTCCTGTATTGATTTGATCAATATTAAAATTTGCTTCTTCTAGAAACTTTTCTGCAACATCTGAACCTGGAGTATGAGCATTTATAAGAAAATAAACAGAGACAAGAGAAGATGTGCGTACGAGGAAATAGTCATAGTTACCTTCCTTATCCTTAAATGCATCCCTAGGGATACCTGCGTCTACTCTAGAATCAACATATCGTGAGGCGTTTTTCATAATTCGTGTAATCAACGTTGAGAACTCCTCTCCTGCCTCCATTAATTTATCTAATGGGGTACTTGCTGAATAATAATAACATATATCTTCTGCTGAATTATAAAACCACTCTCCTTCAACATTTAGATCCGTATGGGCAGATTGTGCTGGACCCAAATCCTCTCCATCTGCAAATAATTGAGTAACTAAGCCACTATTATGTGCAGCATATTTATTACTTGTTACTTCTATCCATCCGTATATAGCTGTCTTAGCATCAAATTCATCTAGATTAGGATATATATCTTTTAAATCTCTATGCGTACAATATGTAGATGATGTAGCCATTAATATCTCCTTTTAGGTGTCTTCTTTGGTCTAATCGGTTTCTTTTTATATTTTCCTTTAGGCATTAGTATACCTTCACTTTAATTTTCCCTGCAATATTCTTATTTAAGACATTAGCATGAACTGCTTTTAGTGCATTAGAGTCTTCTTGAGAGTTATCTAACTTTCCTGAGAATGGACTTCCATGTGCTAACTGAATTTCAAATGAAGCATTAGAAGGAATGCCACCCTTTATATCAAATGCTCCGGTCTCATAATTTATAGTTCCCACTTTTCTACTATTATATATTAAATCTCCACTACCATTATCGTAACACATTCCAGCCATATTAGGGGTTTTTGCATAAGTTATATTATCATAATTACTAACAGGAGCTATAATTGGCTTAACAGGAGCATTGACCATAACAATATCAGGGAATATACCTGCATCACCTGCAAATACATTAGTTCCACTACCTGCATCTGCAAGTAATATTTGAGAGCCATTTGTTTCATCGTGTGGGTATAAATGAGAGTTAGATGTAAACCTTAACTTACCATTAACTATAGAAACTGTACAGTTATAACCAAATAAAGCATTACCTGCGGTTCTAGTAGCAGTATCTATAGCATCTTGTATCTTAGGAATAATTCCATTAGCTCCTCCAAAATTAGTATTGCTTGAATCTGTAGTAAAGCTAACAGTTGTTGCAGAACTATCATCTATTGTGAGATTAAATGCATATGCTGTAGAGGCTGTTAATTTACTATCTGTCGCACCTGTAATAGGGATATTCTGACCTGAACTTCCACCTGATGCTCCTGTTCCACCCATCATAACCTCTTGATATGCAGAACTATAGAAACGAAAACAAATAGAACCTGGAACAAGTCCAAATGTTTTATTATCTGCTGTAGCATCTGTTCTACCAAAGCCAAAAAAGTTAGAACTTTTATATCTTCCTAAAGAATCTGTCATATTTAATTGAGAATTTCCTAACAATACTCTGTCATAATCATAATATTCATTAAAACAATGAAAGTAAATATCAGGAGTTCCACTATGAGATGCTACATCGCTACCTAAATGAGCCCTAGAAACCACTATATGATTATCTGCAACTGTTGAAGCTGTAGGATTATCATCATAAGTTCCTTCTACTCTTAGTATTTCATTCTCACAACGTAACATATCTCCAACTCGATATTTCTCATGACCATTGTCAAGCTCAAAAACAACAGGATCATCTGTATTATTCAATTCTCCTGAAGCAGCATTATCTCCACTATCAGATTTTAAAGTAGCAAGAGTTGAGCTACCATCACCAATAGTTGTAGTTGTAAAATCCTGAACAGTTCCTGATAATAATTGTAAAGGATTGCTACCTGCCTCTTTAATTGCTCCTCTAATAGGAGCTTGAACTTCTTCTCCAGGCATAACTATTGTTTGTATTGCACCTTCACCTGCATCAGTATCATTATCAGTAAATCCTTCATATACAAACAGAGCAACTAAAGGAATTAAGCCTGTATTTTCTACAACAACTTCTTTTGGAACTGCTGACTTAACTGCTGTAGAGCTATCTGTCTGTGATATTGATAAAACTAAATTTGAATCAGTTCCTGAAGCAACATGAGATACACTTTTCTCAATTTGCTCAACAGGAGCTTTTTTCTTCTTTTCTACTATTGGTTTTATAGCCGGTTGCCTTGGCTTTCCTATATATGGCATAATTCTCTCTCCTTATCTCAAATGAAATTTAACTGTTGCACTTATACTCCAATCTGTAGCTTCTGTATCGTCATAAGCAAATGTAAAGAATATTACTTTTCCTGCATCTACATTGGCATTCTGTATTGTCATTGTCTGTATATACATTTGCTCATATCCTGCATTAGTAATATTAGAACCATCGGCTACTACTACACCACTTGATAAATCACCTGATGTGCTACCATTAGCAAAATCAGCAGTATAAGCCATTAGATGAGCTGCAGTTGTACTCCCTGAAGCTGCATCAGCAGAATGAAGCCACTTAACAGCATCTATAGTAATATCATCCATTACATACCAATAGGCTTGAATAATACCTGCTGCAGTTGTTGATATTGTTAGTGATGTTGATGGATTAGTATCATTAAAACTAGAACTTGTAGCACTTCCCATCACAAAGTCTGTAATTGCACCTCCTGCCGATAAATTAGAAAATGCAGACATAAAAGGAATAGCATAATGGGTATCATCTACTGCATCATCCCAATAACCATCATAAGCTGAAATACCAAAATGTGCATATTGAGTATTCAATGCTACTTGCCCTGCTCCTCCTAATATTTTACTATTAGTAGTATCTACTTTTAATATTGAATTTCCTGCATTATTTTGAACATCTAATGTTCCTGTAGTATTATCATTCTGTGGTTTTACTAGCAATACATCATCAGAAACAGATAAAGATGTATTTGAACCATCTCCTGTTTGAATGTTTCTAGTTGTTGCATCAACTCCTGAATTACCTGATTGATTTACTTGTATAAGTCTATTAAAAAAATTACTAAATTTAGTTTTTATAAGTGATGGCATTAGAAATTACTCCCAAAAAAAGTTGCGTTATGTGTTACTGCTGCTGTTGCTGTTGTAGTATAATTTATATATGGGTCTTGAGATGTTCCTGTCCTGTTTTGATAGTATAAACCATTTTTTTGAGCAGCAAGACCATTAGGATCAATATCTAATAAATCAAAATCGTGATTAATCAAAGCTATATATAATGTATCATCATTTTGCATATCTGTTCTAGCTTGTGCATTTAAAGCAATATCATTATATCCACTTGTACTCCAAGAAGTAATCTCTGCTGAATATTTAGTAACATTACTATCATTACTACCTCCACCACTTCCATCTGTAGTATTATTCCATCCTACTATAGAATCAAAATCTGCTATTCCAAGTGAGGCTATATCTGATGTTGCTTTTACAGCTATTACATCACCTGTTCCCTGACTAAATCCATATACTTTAAATACTGCACCATCATCTACACTATCTGTTATACCTGATGTATCAAAAGAAAAAAATGATCTTAAAATATACCAAATTGTTCCCCCACCTCTACCTGCCTGTGAATAAGCAGATACTCCTGAAAAATATGCTTGTACTGTTGAACTAACACCTGTTCCTGTTGTATTATCTCTAGCATTAGACCAACTTGATTGTATAAATCTGCCCACATATCCATCACCTGTATTTGCATAAACTGTAGCCATTAAATCACCACCTTTGGCATATAATAAATATTAGAAATTTCTGTATAGCTATTGCTAACAGGACTAACTGAAACATTTTCAAAACTAATATTATCAAAGTTATGTTCATTAGTTTCTGATGTAAAGTTATTCCAATAAGTGATTTTAGCACCTGATTTTCCTTTAGATGATGCAAATGTTTTAAAATTGCTCCAATTATCATCTCCAAATGTATCTATAAATATTCCATCATATTTAGACAAGCCATTAACACTATACCAATCACCTTCTATAACAGTAACATTAGACTTTCCTGATGCCCAAGTATTCAATCTTTCTAATATCTGTGGATGTATCTCAACTATTGTATGAGAATTAACACCCTCTGCCTGTATATAATCTGAACAAATACCCATACCAAAACCTATTTCTAAAATATCCCCTTTACTTTGACAAATATATTTTGCACTTTTTTCCATTATTGGAGATTCCCAACCCATCATCACCTCAATATCATCTTCACCCAATATCTTGGTATCTTCAAACACTAATGTTGTATCTTTAAAAGCCATTAGAATTGAAAGTCCAATGTTGGAACTGCATAAGCAATTTCATTAGTAGCATCCCAATAAAAACTAATAATATCTACATGGTTAGCATCTGTAGTTAAAGTTGGTGCAGAGCCTCCTGCAAATTTAACTGCACTACTACCTCCTGCTGAATTTCCTGCACTATCAAATGCTTTATAATTTGTAATTGTCCTACTACCTGATGCATCTTGTTTAATTAATACTAAAAAATTTCCACTTAGAGCAGGGAATGTGCAATTAAGATTAGTTATGTTGCCACTACCAAAGGTAACCATCACCTTATTTCCTTCTCTAAAATCTATAGTGGTATTAGTAGCATGGTAGGATGCTGTCACTTGTTCAAATCCAACAGCTGAATCTCTAAATAGCCAATCCTTTTGATTTATACCTTGTATTGCCCTTACCAACATAACACCACCCACTACTATATCAAGTATATCACCTGCACTACTTTCTATATAAGTATCACCACCACCATCTAAATATAATTTTTGACCTTGATCTATTTTTACATCTGCTCCTGATACAATTAAATCACCATCAGGGTCAAGTGTCATATGAGCATTAGTGCCTGATGCATCATTTGTAGCAAGTATTACAGCACCATTATCTCCTGTATTAAGATCAATAGCAAAAAAATCATCAGGATCACCCAATTCATATATTCTAATATAATTAAATCCTTCTGTAGCTGAAAGTGTAGCATTACCTGTAGTATGGTCATACCATATAACATTTTTAGCAAAGACTTTATGTATTCCATCTGAACCACCTGATCCATATAAGTTAGGAATATTAGCACCATGATGAGAACCTTTGATTTCACCTGTAACCTCTAGATCACTATCTATTTTAGTTTCTTCTTTTGAAACTTCTATAGGAGTGGATTCATCATCAACCTTAATAGGTCTTAAGTTCTCATCTAAAGGATGTCCTTCTTGCAATTTTACATCATTTGGCATCTTTGAACCCCTGTATAACTATATCTCTCAATGCTTTATACTCTATTTTTAGTTTTTCTATTTCTTTAGAGTTTTTCTTACCAACCTTATCAGCATCATTGGGCTTCTCAACGTAGTCAAGTATCTTTTCTATTTTATCTAGCTTAAATTTCTTTATAAGAAAATTAGCTACTCCCTTCATGACAAGCCCTTGAATCATTATTTATTATCGCTTCTTAAGCCTTTAATAAATCCATTGATGCTCGATGCAACTACATTATCTAATAAATCAATAAACCAGGGTTCTATAACAGAGTTCCAGAGCTTTCTAGTTAACTTCCATTTACCTAGACCTAAAGTCATAAGAGTTCCTAGATTCATAGACACATCAAATACTAATGCACTTATTTTATCATTTGGCACTCTTTTTAATAAAAATAAAACTACACCACCCATTGTTAAACCACTTGTTGTTAAACCTATTGTTCCTAAATTATTTGTAATTGTATTAAAAAAATCCATTTTATCTCCTTTAATTATTTTTTTCTTTATTCCATAAATCAAATAAAGTTTTAACTTTTTCCTTTAAAACATCTATATCTACACGCATTCTAGTTAAAGTCATTACTAGGATAACGAATGCTGTTAGTTGTTCCCAATAATTAGTTAAAAAATCCATAGTCTAGTTCCCATCTATAATCTCTCCCCATAGGGAGGTTTTTCCCTTAATTATCTGTATAACGTGTACTGTAAAATAACCATTCTCAAAGAAATCTACAATAGCAAATGCATGACTCCAATTATGTTTTCTATATCCTAGCCATTCATTCTCTTCATCTGACATATCTTTTAGACATCCAATTGACCAGGCTGCCTTCTGACCATCCATATGAGTTATAGAGGATTGTTGAACATCGTGATGATGTCCATACATAATATTAACCCCTAGCTTCATTAAATGATTCCTAGTATGATTTATACTAGCATAATGATGACCATGGTAGAAGTGTAATTTACCCATCTTTAAGTATTTCCCCATAGCATGAAAACTATATCCTCTTTCTTTTAATCTTAGAGTAGATGGAGTTGATAATTTTAAATATGGATGCTCATCATTAAATCTGTTTAACCAATCTTCGTGATTGCCCTCACAAAAATGCTTATTATGACAATTTGCCTTATCAAGGGCTTCGTCTATAATATCCATTCCCTTATTAACATCTTTTATATCTTTTTTGATTGCAGGCATTTGATATTCTAGGGGAGGTCTTTTTTTCTTTTTCCATTTCCAATGACTAACGCTTTCCCATTCTCCTACATCTCCTAGATCGACATAAGAATCAGGTTTAAGTATTTCTATAGATTTGCATAATACCTTTATAGCCTTCATATCAGCTAAAGGGAAATGCTTATCAGGAGTTACTATTGTCCTCCTTACCGGTGTTTTTTTCGCCATCCCACAGTCTCCTTGCCTTGATAAAATGAACATATGCTACAGATATGGCGGTACTTGTGCTAAAAACTAAAATTAAAAATCGTAAAGCAGGGGATATAAAATCAGAAAGTGATACCATATATCCTACTAAAGATGTAGATATTGCTGTAAAAGGATGATTATCCATAGAATCTCTAACCGATGGTAACATCTTTATTAGCCTCTACAAAATGTTTTACTGTTCCTCTGCCTTCAACAGTATTATAAACCGATTTCCAATATGCACCTTGAAGCTCCAAATTACTCCAATCAGGTATTGGGTCTCTGTCTCTACGATAATGAAGTCTACATAATGCTGCCTGTACTGCCATATTCGACATAACTGACATCTCAATATCATCTCCTTTAAACTCCATTCCAAGACCTTCAAGGGCGTCTTGATATTTAGGTCTATAACTTATATAATTTCTTATCATATCATGTAATGTAGCTGGTTCAATCTGCCAAAAACCAATAGCAGGATTTCCGTCTCCATATCCCTTCAATGCCCTATAGCCTGATTCTGCCATACCTGTGCGAACTACCAATGCTAGAGCATTATCACTATAAGAATCTATCTTATAGAGTGCATACTCTGCAATTGCTTTTATCTCTTTAATCATATGGGTAATTTAGTTAACTTTATTTAATAATAAAAGTGGTAATATTTTATGGCTCTGCGTTATACATAATTCGCTTTAAATACTCTAGATCATCCTCTATGCCATTTAGCCTAGCCTCAATAGTACTTAATTTCTCATCCTGTTTTACATCACTTGGAATAGGATCATCCTGTAATTTTTTCATTTCATCTATAATCTGCGTATTTCTAGTAGATTCATTCTCTACAAAAGCTATTCTAGTTGTTAATTGACTATAACCCCAAACAAATGCAGATATAAATCCTACTATCTGTATAATCATTGGTAGACTTATATTTAAACTTGTTTTGTCACTTACTCTATTATTCATCTTCTTTTTTTATTTGCCAAAAATGCTGATTTCTTCCATATGTATTATCCATACAATTACAACATATAGAATCTTCTTCATCTATTTCTATGTCACATTTATAACAGTTATTCATTTTTTTCTCTTCCCCCAACTAAATGGGTTTAAATTTAATTCTTGTTGATACCAATCCATCTGCTCTTGCATATCTGCTATATGTTTTTCTTCTGCTAATTTCCTTTCTTGCTCATGTAGTTCTATCTCTTGTAAAGCAAGTTCCATATTTCTTTCTAGTTCTTGTATTCTACTTTCTAATTGCCAAAAAGCATATACAACCATAGCAGTTCCTGCTATAATCTGTATAAGCCATTTGAAATTAATAGTGATAGCCATAGAGTCTCCAATGATCTGACCTTTATATGATCTAGCACCTTTGCCATTTTCAGGCATTATTTTTTCTTAGATTTTGTAGTCTTCTTAGCTTTCTTTTTAGCTTTTGGCTTAGGCTCAGCTTTTGCCTCAGCATTAATAGGAAGGTCTTTCTCAAATACTCTCCAGGTTCTTTCTTCCCTTGAAACATTATTAATTATATCTTCTCTTCTAGCTCTTAATTTATTTCTAGCCATTTAATTCTCCTTGAGTTATTCAAGGGGGTTTTTACACCCCCTTGATTATTAAAAACACTTACTATGATTAATCAAGTAAGAATACTCTACCTTGACCAGCATTTGTGCTAACAGCATTTCTTACTAAAGTGCCAAATATTTGATCAGCAATAACTTTAGTTCCTAAGAAATCTACATCATACTGCGATTGTAGCCTAGGTTTCATAGAATATGCTATATGACAAGCAGACTTATGAACAACATAACCTTTAACTGTAACATTGTCAGTACCACCACCTGAATCAAAATCTACAGCAGATGAAGTTATATTTTGGCTCATAAGCACAGGCATACCATAGACTCTAGCAACAGCACCGGTAGTTCCAAAAGCAGCACCAAGAGGTGAGCCTACAGTACCTAAAGCTAAATCACCAAGATTAGCCATATTAGCATAAGTACCTGGAGTTAAGCAAACAGTCCAATTAGTCGGATCCGGATCTTGTGCTAAAACGCTAGTTAAAACTAAATCCCAATCAGCATTAACACTCATAGGTGTAGCATTAACATTAATTTGATTTATACCACCACCAGATGCTTTAAGAGAATTTATGATAGCAGTATCAATAGCACTATCAATACTATTTGCCAAAGCATAGCCAAGCTCTTTAGCAAATAAATTCATCATATCATAATTACCCTGAACTTTTATAACATCCTCAATCAATACAGCAGCATATTCGTGTGTATCAACATTCAATGTTTCTTCACCAGCATCGGAAGAGCTTGTCTCCCAACTAATAGTGCCTTCACCTTTAGTTCCCTTGGTAACTTGGTCAATTTTAGGTAAATGTATTATTTCACCTTGAGTAGCCACAAAAGGACTTAGATCGTTACATAAACTAGCTAAAACTAGCTTTTCTTTAATAGCAACCTCAACTGCTGGACCCCATACTTCAGTAGCGAAACTCTCCGCAGCTCTAGTACCTTCACCATTCAGACCACCTGAGATTACTGCATTAGCATTATATGCCATAATTTAATTCTCCTTATTTATAATTTTTCATTACGTCTTGATGCCATGCTCTCCTCTCTTGCTCACTCATTTGCTCATAAGGCTTATCTGTAACAACCTTTCTAGATGCATTTGGTTGATGTTGAGGATTCATTGGCTTAGACTCTTCTTTTATACTAACAATATATTCGAGAGTATCTAAATCTTTCTGACTCATTTTCTCTCTATCTTCCTCTGGCAGCTTTGAAAGCAAACTTTCTCTACGCTTAGACTCATAAGACTCCCATTTTTCCTTAAACGGAGCAACCTGTTCGTATAATTCCTTATACTGTTCCTTCTCTTGCATCTGTTTAACCTTCATGGTCTCTTGTGCCTTAGCATTTTTCTGAACCGTTTCCTCTGCATCCTGCGCTCTCTTGCGAAGTTTTTTTGCATTCTGCACTTCATCAAGATAGAGTGCCTTGTAATCAACAGACTCCTCTTGAGCCTGGGGTGTACTGTCCTGTACTTGCTGTGTATCTTTTGCTTCCTGGTTCATCTGAACTCCTTCTTCTGTCATAATTTTCTCCGATTTTTTTACAGGCAAAGTTAATAATCTCTAGCAATAATATGCAACTAGGAAATTGCCATGAACCTGACAGGCTCACCCATATAGGCTTCTATTTTCTCTAGAACCGATATTGATACTATAACATCTTCCTTATCTTGTTCGTAACCAATATCTAATAATTCTGACATAGCCTTCTTGACTATCATTTCTATTAATTTTAAATCTTTTTTTGTCATTATAGCCCCTCTTTCTCTAATTGCCTTAGAACTCTTGCAGTATGTTTTTCAAAAATACTTTGAATAAATTTACTCTCCCCTAAAAATTTTGGAGATGGGTTTGAATGTGGTCTCTTCCAAGATAGATGCTCTGATACCTCAGACAATGGTATTGTATCACCCTTCCATCTTCTTTTTTGCTTATTGCTAAAGACCCCTGTTTTTATTCCCTTGGGGGTGACTTTGACTTCAATAGCCGATCTCAAATCTCCTTTTACATATAACATAGGATGGTAACTACCACCTCTTTCTCTAAAAACATAGTCATCATCTAGATCATCCCACTTAACTCGCCTACCTTTCTCTGTAAAACCAGCTTCTTCATCGAAATTTTTTAGGATATTTTTTTTGGCTAGGGATGCAATTTCTTTTAATGCATCATCTATGGCTTGTCTAAATCTTGCTTGTATATTTTCTTCTTTAGCCATTCTGCTCTACATCTACCTCCACCGGATCTGCTAATTTTTTATTATTTTCAATAATCTTTCTTGCATCTTCTAAAGACAAATCTGAATTATTTCGCTTTAGAATCTCCTCTAATGTAATCAATCCATGGGATAATTCCCAATCATCTTTTTGAATTTGTTCAGAAATTGCACGAGGATACTCAGGCTCTTTAAAGTCTATAGAAAAAGTATTAGGAAGAGTCACTCCATTAACTTCTGCGATCCTTCTCTCTAATCTATATAAATCTTTTTCTATATTTCTCCAATTCTCTATATTATCTTTATAATCTTCAACAAACTCAAAATCTTTTATACGAAGAGCTAGACCTGAAGAGGGTCTATCTTGATTAGAATCAAAAGTAACATACATATGTTTTGATACTGCCAACATCTCTATCATACCTTTTGCTATTTCTAGCACTTTTTGAGGATCGCCTCCTGGGGATTCTATCCCAAAACGACCTTCTGCAGGCAGATTGATCAGTTTATCAGAACCAACTCTGGCAATCGGCTGATCCTCATACACACCAGATGCCCAGGATTGACCAAACATTTGGAAACGTAAACCAAGCATAAGCTCAGTCATTAAGATATTGACGTGTTCATTTACATTTACAACATCTGAAGAGCCTTCTCCATAGAAATCATCAATCTGTTCTAGGTCTCTTGGAAATATAAATGGAAGCATTCCATATGGATTTGCATATTGCTCTATAATATTACCATCTTCATCAAAAATAATATGTTCATTGGCATCCCAATACGCAAAATCAGTTGGCTGGTCATAAGTAACATCAGATGTAGGGTTGAGGATAGGATATGTTATCGAGGTAGGTTTATATGGACTAGGAGGAGTGAAAAAAGCATCGTAATAGTAGACTACACGATAATCAAAACAGACCTCTCCATCTTCCTTCTCAACCCACATCACTCTGACGGCTGGTGTACCAACAAGATTTGTCATTCTCTCAATATGTTTCATTCTTAGGTCTTTATATTCTAAAAGATTACTATATTCTTTATTTGCTGTAGCATTTCCCAAATCTCTATTAGGAGATAAGGTATAAATTCTTGATTTTTTATCTACAAATTTCTTTGTTAGATTCATTCCATAAGGAGGAACTTCATTAAAAGATTGAGAGTCAAAATAATTACTTTCATTACCTGCAATATATTTCGAGGTATCTGTTCCTGTGTAATAATTTAATAATTTTTCTACACTCTTCCGCCTTGCTATAGATTTATTTAATTTTACATCTTGAATTGACTGTTTTATAACTTCTTCTGCATAACTCATCTTGGTTCTAGCCTCAATTTAGTTGTTCGTATTGGAAATCTATTAATAAAAAAATAACGCACCATGTCCATGCCATGATCGTGTATCCCATCTTTTAGTGGATCAGGTTTCAAGTTTGTACCTTCTTTATGTTCAGGATATCTATAATTCTCAAAGTCTTCCGCAAGTCCTTTACATTTTCTGTCTAAATGAACGAATCTTCCACCTTCAGCATTCTCTATAAAACCTCTAACATGAGAAATTCCTGATGCTATATTAGTGCTAACTTTGTCTCTAACACAGCGTATACTCATTCCAAACTTACGAAAGATTTCCATATCACCCAAACCACTTTGTCCTTGAACTGATTTTCCTGCCGGATCTCCAAAGTAAGCCTGGACACGATAAGGTCTAGATTTTACTTGTCTAGCAAGATCATCTGTCTTGACATTAGAATGATGTATTATTTCATCAATTATGTTGATATGCCATTTGCCTTCAGCCATATTTGTTTGAAACCATGCAACAGCAGGCATCCTATAACCAAAGTCAAGGCTACAGAAAGTTGGAAAGTTCGGATCATAAGGAAAATTCCCAACATCAAGATCACGATCAAAAGGATAGACCCTTCCTGCAAAGCTCGTAAACTTCGATCCATATTCTTGCTCAAATACTTCGACTGAGAGGTTTCTTTTAGCTTCTGTAAGGTCAGGGTCACTTGCTCCTTTAGGGTATGCAAATTGATTTTCCCAAGATGGTGAGTTAAACGATAGCCATTCTTCATCTGCTTGTCCTTTCAAATATAAATCATATACCCAATTATAGCCTTCAGGGGTTGTTATAAAAATTGCTCTACCTTTCCGATCGGATAGGGTAGGTCTAAGATACATCTCCCATACAATCTTTTTCTGCTTTGCAGCTTCATCTAATATCAATAGATCAAGTCCTTCACCAACTAAAGAGTTGGGATTATCAGCAGACTTAGCCTCAAATGTAGATCCGCTAGTTGTCTCAATATACATATCTTTGTAAGAGGCTCTTGTTGTTGGAATGTTTCTTGATGGATCACGATTCTGTATAATACTGTGCCACACCTCACGAAATACCTTTTCAGCAGTCTGATATGTTGGAGCTACTACCCAAGAACGAGTTTTAGGTATATTTAACATAACCTCTATCTCTTTTGATGCAGCAACTGACTTACCCCAACGTCTTCCACAAATAGCAACAACAAATCTAGCTTGTTTTGAAGGGAAATGTAAACTACTCTGACCATTATGAGGTGTATAACCTGTATAATCAAACCATTTTTCTTTAAATTTGAATACTTTTTCTTTATTTATTTGAGATGCTAACAAATTTTCCTTGTTTTTTTGAAATTTTCTGCTATATTAATAATATATATATATAATATATATAATAATATATAATATAATATAAAGAAAATAGTATTTAAAAAAATAAGAGTCATTATTTTTCGTTTTCAAGTTGTTCTAATTTACGCAACCATGCGTTTCTAGCACTTCTCGAATGTCTACCAGGTGGTAGTAAATCTAAACCAACTGCCTTTGCACGTTTACGAATTAAATATCTATTATTTTGTTTTTCTTTTACAGTTTTCTTTGATTTTTGTGCATTTTGTAATAATTCTATTCTACTATTTTCTTCCCTTTGTCTAGCAAATGGATTATCATTAGAAATATCACGTTCAGGTAATTCAATATTTTCTGTTCCTATCTTTTTAGATATAAGATCAAATGCATTTGACTCTTCATCTGATATTACTGAAAATTCTGCATCTTCTGCATTTATAAATTTCTCAAAATTACTCTCTACTTGCATCTTTATTGTAGGAATTAATTTACCAAAATGCTCTAATACTAATCTACCAGCTTGAACATTACCTAATCTTGCTTCCTCTATCATAGATTGAATAACTGAAGGAATTTGAGAACCTGCTATTTCCATATAACGTTTATATAATAAATCTGAAAAATCAGGATCAGATAACCAACTCCTTAACGTAGGTGCAGATACTCCAATCTGTTCTGCTACAGTCTTATTATCTATTTTAACGTTGTTTGCAAATAGTTCTATGGCTTCCCTTCTAGCCACTAATTTCTTAGTCTTTATAGGCTTCTTCATATGATAATTTACGTTATTTAACATTATTAACGTTATATTTTTTTTCACATTATTATTTACGTTGTTTTTTACGTTTTCTATGGTAGGTGGTCTCCCCACGCCTGGGGCTGCGTTCCCCCAAGGGATCCGCCATATGATTTCTCTATATAAAATATTTGGAATTGTAGGTAAAATATTTGTAAATTTAACCATCGGCACACAAGGCCGATAAATAAAGTGAAATAAAACAAATTAACGTTACTCAAGTAACTGAAAGGAAAGAAAAAGTGAATACAATAAACCTTACTAACGATATTAAACTTGGAATGCTTAAAGCAATTTCCGATATTGGCCTATCTTGTAAACAATCAGTTTTACCAATTGACAAAAATGAGATTGACGAAATAATAAATGATACTATTGATTACATTAATGGAGGTAAATAATATGGAATTAAGTAAGTTAAATAATTCAAGGGTTAACATTCAAATGAAATTAGATCAAGCAATTGAAAGGTTCATTACATTAACAGACAAAGAAGAATTAAAATGTTCTATTGAGTCTAAAGCAATTGGTTTTGAAAATTTCAATATGGAATTACTAGATTTGGAAATTAAACTTGTAAGAATTGAAATTGACAATTTGAATACATTAATTAGTAATTTAACAATAAAAATAAATGAATTAATATCATTAAAAGGAATGAACAATGCTAAATAAATTAATCAAAGATATTTTAAAAGTTACATTATTGATAATTGTAGGAATGTTTTCACTTTTTTCAATTGTCATGACAAACGAATTATTGCAAAAATTGTATTCATATACAATATCATAAATAATAAACTTGCTATGGTACAAGTTAAGGTTCGAGTCCTTAAGCAAGTTCTACTACATATTGTAGTAATTTAACTTAATAACATAAGGAAAGATAAAATGAAAAAATACATAAAAGTAATTGAAGATAATAGTGCTTTATGGTCTACAAATAAAGATGGTAAAAAACAAATAGAACAAACCAATCTAGATAATTGTTTACTTTTTATTGATGATAGTGATTTAAAAAACCAAATAAAAGAAAACTTTTTAAAACGTGATCTTGTAGTCTTGCCGAAAGGTTTAAAATTGCATACACCCTTTCAGAGAAAAGTTACTAGATATTTTAACGAAACCTTTTGGAATGAACTTTCAAACAATGGTAAGACATCATTTGAAATTTCTAAAGATGAAATTTTAGAATTGATTGATACTGAAGAGGGTCACATCGGTTTCAAAAATAAAATTGATCATGACATTGTTGGAAGAGTCAATTGGACAGATTGGACAGATAAAAGATTAGTTGCTAAAAATAGAAAACTAATGGAACAATCTGAACAAGATCAAGATTAATTTCATTAAATAAGATAGATAAATTAAGAGCCTAATTTTCAGGAGTTAGGCTCTTTTTTTACGTCTTGTTTTTTTACTTGGTCTTAAAATAAAAAATATGAATAAAATTTTTTCAAATTTTTGGAACTTTTTTAGAAATTTTTTTTCAGAAATTTCCAATTTTTTTAAAAAACACCATATATTGTTTATATTATTAGACTTACAAAAATTTTATAACAAATGAATTTAGAAGAGATATATTTAATAATAAATATTATAATTATAAGCATAGCATTAATTAGAGAGGTTTTCACTAATGAATAAATGTAAGCATAAGAACACAGAGTATATACCATATGAGAGAGAGACTAATGTCAAAGAAGATGTTATATGTCTAGATTGTGGTATAAGTATAATAGACACAATACAAGAGGAGTATTACAATGAATAAACAAATCAAAGGTCTGGAGCAATGGTTATATCTAATGAAGAGATTTAACCTAGACCCTAAAGAAGCCTTATCTACTATGGATAAGCATAACCAAAACCTAGAGGAAGTATTAGTATATCTACAAGAGATACTAAATTCTTATACTTTGAGTCCTATGGATAGAGAAAAACTAGGCAAAGTAAAAGACCTTATAAATGATAAAGAGGAGGTATAATATGTGGTCAGTAGGTAGTGGTAAAATGCTAGGAATACCTAGCCTAAATACAGATACTACAGAGAATGATTTCTGTAAGTCTATGTATAATAGTAATAAAGAAAATCTAATATGTAAGTCTTGCTATTCTATGAGTATGTTGTCTACATTCAGAAAGAATTGTAAGCCTAAATTCCTTAATAACTCTAAATACTTATCTAGTAAGATTCACTCTAGAGAATATCTACCACCTTGCCCTAGTTCTATTGGTAGATTTCATAGCCATGGAGAGTTAATCAATTCTATACACCTAGAAAATATAATGAATATATGTGAAAATCAACCTATGACTACATTCACTCTCTGGACTAAACGTAAGAATATAGTTACTAGAGTATTGAAATCCAGGAGGAAGCCAAAGAACCTAATACTTATATATTCTAATCCTTATGTAGATAAGTTAGATGTAAAAGTTCCTAAACATTTTGACAAAGTCTTTAACAATGTTAGTAAAGATTCTAGCAATGTTAATTGTAATAGAAAATGCCTAGATTGTAGACTATGCTATACTCTAGGTGAACCCACTAAACAAATAATAGAGGTAATAAAATGAACCAAGACAAAGATATACTAGTAGAGATTATGCAGATTACAGACATTAAAAGATTAAGGCTAATGAAGTCTGCTATAATGGATAGAATAAAAGAAGTTGGTAGTTCTATAAAGCACGAACTTAGAAAGGGTGATAAAGTTTATATTGATAGCCCTAGAAAAGAACGAACTGAGGTAGGAATTATCAATAAGATTAATATAACTAGAGCAGTTGTAGAAATAGATGGACAATTATGGAATGTTCCATTCACAATGATAAGAAAAAGTAAAGGAGACCAATATGTCTAATAATAACCCTTGTAGTAAAACTAGAGAACTAGAAAATCCTTATGAGGTGTGGGAGTGTTCAACAGCATTTGGAGTTATAGAGTATAGAGTTCTAAAGAAATATCAATCACCTAAAAAAGAAGCAGAAAATTCATTTGCTAGATGGTTTACTGCTGCGAAAAGTGAAGCTACGTTTGGTAGATGGGAGTATGGAGATACATATGTTAGAGACATACTCTCTAGTGGAAGGAGAATTAAATGAGTGTAGAGCAAGGAGTAATATTTATTGTATGTATATTTATAATTATATATGCACTAGCAGATAGTATATTATAAAAAAATAAATCAATAGGGGGTAGAGAAATCTATCCCCTAGAAAGGAAAAGGTAGAATAAATAGTGAAGATAACAGAACAAGATAAAAGAGATATAGAACAAACAACAACTTTATTAAGAGGTGTTAGTGAGTATCTATGTATGATTTGGAATAGAGAACTTAAATTTGATGATAATGGTGAGCCTGATTATAGTGGTTTAAATAAAGAAGACAGAGAAATTGCAGAAGAAAAGTTTGTACAAATAGAGTCTATATATGTAGCTAATGAATGGCTCTATAGAATTATTAAGGAGAATAAATAATGAAGAAAATTAGTAGAAGAGATATAATACCATTATTAGAGAAAAACAAGAGTAATATATTTTCTGTAGTATTCCTAAAGAAGGATGGAACTATTAGAAAGATGATATGTAGGTTTGGAGTTAAAAAACATTTAAAAGGCGGATCCCTAAGATTTAATCCACTAGACAGAGCAATGCTAGTGGTATTTGATATGCAGAAAAATGCATATAGAATGATAAACCTAGAAACCATAAGCAATATAAATATGAAGGGAGTAGAATACTATGTCAGATAATAAGTATAAGTATGATCATGTAGTTAGCAATGTTCCTAATACACAAGAGAATAGAGACTTTATTAAGAAGATTAATAAAATGTCTAAAGAAAGTAAGTCCATACATAGGTTATTTATAAAGTATAGAAAACCTAAAGATGGATTTCACTATGGTAGTGGTGGTAGTCTAAAAAGAGAAAATGCTAATGCCTTTAGTGTATATATTCAAGATCGCAGACCTTATAAAGAGCATCCTTTAGTTAAAAGAAATATGGAACTTATAAAAGAAGTGAATGCTCTATCAGAGGAGAATGCTAAGCTAAAGAGACAGATCATACTACATAATAATCCTTATATATCTTGGAGTGAAAATGAGATTGGAGATGCTCTATTTGAGTTAAAAGAAGATATAATAGATGGTTTTATAGATAAAACTATAACTATACAACGAGAAGAATCTCTAACTAAAAGATATAAAGAATTAACTATAGCATTAGCATATGTTCAAGGAAAGGATAAGATGGGTGAAACTTGTAGGAATGGTATAGAGTGGGATAAATGTAATTGTTGTTAATAATAACTAAAATAATAATGAAAGGATAATCATGGCTAGACTATTTGCAGAATTTAGAGATAAAGAAGAGTATAAAATGTATTATGAGGATATGCTCAAGAGAATACCTAAAAAATATCATTTTGATTTTGTCGTTTTTATAGGCAGAATTGAATCAACAATGCTAAATATAGCAGAAAGGAGTGAGAATGGATAATCTAATACTAGGTGGTAAAATAGTATTCATAAGACCTATGACTCAAAAAGAAGCAACAGAAGAAGGTTGGGATTTAGGTCGCAACAATTGTATGATATTGGTTTTAGATAATGGTGTAAAGTTATATGCATCACAAGACTATGAGGGTAATGGTCCAGGAGCATTGTTCTTTACGAAAGATGGTAAGTGCTATGCAATATAAAGATGATTTCGATGACCCTAGATGGCATGAGTTTCGTAGAAAAATATATTCTAGAGATAAATACAAATGCACAAATCCACATTGTACAGAAATAATCAATACTAAGAATCCATTACAAGCACATCATTGGCAATATCAGCAGAAAGATGGTGAGAGATTAAGGGCTTGGGAGTATCATGAAATCTTTGTAAAGACTCTATGTAAGAGATGTCACGAGGTTTTAAAGGACGTAGAAATGCTTGTTAGATGTTTAAATAGCAAGGGTGTTAAATATATAAATAGACAAAAACATCCAAGTAATGACAAGGTTATACAACAACTAAAAATAGACAGAAAAAAAAGGAGACAATCAAATGCCTAATTGGTGTGAAAATAACTTAATAATAAAAGCAGATGGAAAAGATGCAGAGCCTGATTTTAATAGACTAAAAAGATTACTAGGAGAAACCCTAATCTATAGTTCATCTAAAGAATGTATAACAAACTTGCTTGGCTCTATAATATGTATGCCTAGTCAACTAGAAGGAACTACCAAGGAGAAGCCATATAAATTAGAAGATGGAACTACTATATGGTGGTATGAATGGTGCTGCGACAATTGGGGTACTAAATGGGATGCATCAGATTGTATAATGAAATATAAACATAACGAATTAAGGTTTACTTTTAACACAGCTTGGAATCCACCAATACCTTGGTTAGAAAAAGTAGCATTAATCTTTCCTAATCTATGGATTGAACTAACATATAATGAACCTGGAATCCAATTTAGAGGATTTATTAGTGGTAGAGGTGAACTCATAGATGAGTATGAAGAGTATTAATAGTAAGATAATATTAGATAGGGGATTATCTCCCCTATCTTTTTTTAAAAAAAATAATATACTTTTTAATCATATATTATATATTTTGACTTGAAAAAAAAAGTATCATTTATATTATAATATGAGACTTTAATGTATCATTTAATTAAATTAAAAAAAAGATTAAAATATTGAAAATACTATTTTGCAAAATGATGCAAACTGATGTATATTTATGCACCCAAAAAAACCAAAAATAAAGGAAAGTAAAATCGTGAAAAACCCAATTGATATTCAATCGATATACAATGATCATATTCTAGAAATTAAGAAGAAGGAAAGAGAAGAACTAGATAAAATTAAGCCTAAGGATATTCATTACTATAAACCATCTTCTGCAGGGATGTGTTCTAGGAAAATATACTATGAGACTATATTGAGAGCCGAACCTACAAATACTATCGACAAGAGAGTGAGACGTCTCTTTAGATTAGGTGAAATAATACATAAAGACATTCAAGATGCATTTCAAAAAATTGAAAAAAGTGACTCTTACTTTAGTATATATAATATATATATAAATAATATATATACAGAAAAAGAAATAATATTAAAAAAAATAAGAGTCAGAGGATTTCTTGATTTGCTAGTATGCGTAGGAGATGGAAGAGTATATCTGTATGATATCAAGAGCATTGGTGCTTTCCAGTACAGAAAGAATTTCTCTAGGATGAAGGAGAGAAGAGAGCCTTCAATTCATCAAGAATTGCAATTAGCAACTTATGGTTTGTGGGTTCAGAAAGAGTATGGTAGGCTAGATGGGATGTATATTTTATATTATAACAAAGACAATTCCATGTTACGTTATAAAGAGGTCAGTAAAGATAGACTCTTGACTGCCCTTGGTTTTTGGGAAAGGATCAATAAACAACATTCCAATTCTAGTCTACCTACTTTACAAGACGATGTATCCCCTGTAGCAACGTGGGAATGTCAGTATTGTAATTTCAAGGATAGATGCCAAGAAGATGCAAATAAAGGATTATAAATGAAAATAAAGTTATTATCATCTGCCAAGAGCAAGATTCATAAGAATAAGATCACTAAATATCACATATTTTACAATAATGATACCCATTGCAAAATGTGGTCTAGTGGTGGTATAAAATATGAAGAAATGATAGAAGAGGTTGATCAAGAATATTATAAACTATTAGATTCAAATTGCGAAATCTGTAAAATGTGTAGCAATAAAAATAAAAAATATAAATATCAAAATAAAGCTAATGATAAGTTTAATGAACAGCTTACTGAACAGTTTACTGAGCTTGGAATAAAAAAATATTAAAGGAGATTATATGAGTCAAGAAAATATGCTAGATAAAGTTAAAGAAAATCATACGAATGGTGGTTTATTAGAGATAGAAGATAACCTACAATCTAAACATGATTCTATTTCAAGTGTGCCTACACCAAAAGCATTTGTCAAGGCTAAGGGTGGCTTTGATTATGTTGATGAGGCTTATATGCGAAAGCAGTTAAATGCTCATTATCCAATATGGAAATGGGAGATTATAAAATACGAATTTATAGGAGATCAAGTTATATCTCTACATGGTAGATTGACTATTATAGATCATGGAGTTGAGAGATATTTTGATAGTGTTGCCGCCCATAGGATAGCCAAGAATCAAAAAGGTTATGTAGACCTAGGGAACGATCTAAAGGCAGCCAATAGTGATTGCTTTAAAGTAGCAGTTAATCGTCTCTGTAATGTAGCAGATGATGTATATAGAAAACAAGTTCCTGATCTCGAACTTGATTTAGACCAAATTAAATCTATTACAGATTTAAGCAAAGAGGTTGGTAATTGGGATGTTATCAAACCTAAAATGGAAGACTTGTCTATTAATTCTACGAATTATGAGGCAACAATTAGAAAACTAACATCAATGAAAGGATAAAAATGACATCAGTAAACGAAATAAATATAGGAGATAAAACAAATATGCATTATTATGACCCAAAAGAAAATACTAATGTTTCTCTGATTCCAAAGCAATTGTATCCAATGCATTGCAAGAAAGTTACTACTAGAGAAGTAGATGTTAAAGGTAAACATAAAGCAATAGTTTATAATATTATTTATGAAATTGCAGAAGAATGCTCACAGAAGAAATACCCTACTGAAAATGGGGAGATTAGTGGCTCTGCTTTTGTAGGTAAAGAGATTTGGGCTAATGGTATATTTATGTTCTTAAACCCAAAGCCAGGAGATTCATTTGAAGCTAATAATGGAGCAAATGAAAGATACTTAAACTTTTGTGAAACTATTAGAGTAGAATGTCCTGATATAGAGGTTGATGTAGATGGTGAAAAACGTATGGTTAAGCAGTTTCCCAAACTAGAAGAATCAGATATTATTGGTAAGCCTGTTATGGGTTTTATCGATATTCAGAAATATGTAAAAGATGGGGAAACTAGAACATCCTACAAAGTTAAAGATTTTATGGCTTGGACAGATGGTAAAGTTAAGGACTTTGCAGTAGCAGACCTACCATTTTAATGCTTAGCTTAAATACAAAACTCAAGGTATTAATTTTTCTCAAAAAAATGCTTAGAAAAGATGTAAATTGGGTTTGCCAAAAGGCAAATATTTCAAGAGCAACATTTTATAGGCATAAGAAAAAACTATATGGAGAAATGGTTATTACCAAGAGGTAAAAAAGAAACAAGAACCTGTTTCTCTTGTGGTTCTTATAAAATGAGAGCAATGTTTTATGAATGGTATCCAAGTCCATCAATAAAGAGTGTTCTAGGAACAGAAATGCATGGCATAATATGTTCTAAGTGTGCAATGAGAGAGGCAGGTTCAAACCATTGGAATTATATAAAAAATTCGTAGGTATAAGAGGTAATTTCCTAGTAACGAGTCAATCTACTTATACCATAGAGACGAATACAACTGGCTGGAAGTTGCAGTATAAAAACTCCCTTTACAAAAAAACACGTTAATGGGGTAATACTTAGGATGTTTTGAAGGGCATCCTTATTCCTTAGTTAATCGGATTACCTAACATATTGTATTACCCTCTAACGTGATAAATTTGGGCAGATACGTTTCTAAATAACCTTGGTGAATGATGATATATCCGCAAATATATCCCTTAACTATCTGCCCTGTTATTCTGTAGGTGTAAACAAAAACAAGTAATGGTAATTACTGCACCATAGAGACAGATAGGGTGGGATGTTTATATATTCCACCCAAAAAATTATAAGGAGATTACATGATAGATTCAACAAAATATAGTGAGTGTTGTGAAGCACCTCTAAGAAAATACAATAAAGATTGGAATGATGGTATTTGTAGGAAATGTGGTGAACATAGTGTAGCAATATTAGGAATATTACAGAGAGAAGAAGAATGAATCATTTAGACTTATTTAGTGGTATAGGTGGATTCTCTCTAGCTATAAAAAGATCAGGAATAACTCATGGTTGGCATGGTTATTCAGATATAGACAAATATGCAAACAATATATTTAGGAGACATTTTAATGAAGCAGAAAAACTTGGAGGAATTGAGTCTATTCAGCCTAGAGATTTGCCAAAGCTCGACCTCGTCACCTTCGGATTCCCTTGCCAAGACTTGTCAGTTGCTGGAAAAGGAGGAGGACTTAGGGCTGCACGAAGCGGCTTATTCTTTGAAGCAATGCGTATCATCAGGGCTAAAAGACCCCGATATATCATCTTTGAAAACGTCAAAGGTCTTCTCTCAAGTCAAGGAGGGAGTGACTTTGTCATCTGTTTACAAGAGATTGCCAACGCTGGGTATGATGGTCAATGGCAATTATGTAATACACGCTGGGTACTACCCCAAAATAGAGAGCGAGTGTTCTTTGTCGGACATCTTAGAGGAGAACGTAGACCAAAAGTATTTCCTATCGAAAGCAAGTCTGAAACGAGTAAAAGAGAATTGGGAAGGGAAGTTTCGCCCTGTCTTACAGCAAGAGACTATAAAGGAATAGGCAATGCTGAAATGGCTCTAGTGCAAGTAGGTTCTGTAGCAAATGGAGACGCAGGAAGAGTATTTGACCCAAAGGGTATTTCTTGTACATTAAAATCAGAAGGTGGTGGATGGGGTGCTAAAACAGGATTATATAATGTGAAAGCATTAGATATGTATAATAAAAATATAAGAGATGAGTCTCCTACACTCACAGACCCTTGCCACAACTCTATAAGGCTTAGTGTAAATTCTAAAATTCGCAGACTCACCCCTATAGAATGTGAGAGATTGCAAGGATTTCCTGATGGTTGGACAGAAGGACAATCAGATACTCAGAGATATAAACAATTAGGTAATGCAGTTAGTGTTCCTATTGTTCAAGAAATTATAGAACGATTAAAAAAGGAGATATAATGCCACAGCCATTTTTTTGTGCAGTATGCGATAAGCCAATAAGACCATCAGTTAATAGAAAGTATCAAACAGTACACGATAAGTGTATGCTGGATTATTTAGATAAATTTGATATTCCAAGTAAAGAGGATTATAATAATAATATTAGCATCAATAAAAAATAAAGGATACAATGGCAAAAGTAAAGTTACCGCCTTTCTCAGAAGAGGCAGAAAATGCTATATTGGGAGCAATAATAAGTCAACCATCATTAATAGAAGAGGTATCAGGATATTTATCTGAAGAAATCTTTTATCTAGAAAGAAATAAAAGGTTATACTCTATCTTGTGTTCTATGTCACAAAATGGAGAAGAAATAGATATAATTACAATTGCAGGAAGACTCAATGACGAGGACAAAAACTCAGGAGTAACGTCTTATTATGTCTCCGACCTTGTAAATAATTCAGGAACACCTTCAATGTCTAAAAGATATGCAGTTCAGGTGTATGAAAAGCATCTATTGAGACAAGTTATAACCAAAACTCACGAAATAAATGATGTTGCCTATACTAACAATCAAGATGTTTATAATATTCTAGATGATGCACATAGTGTGATTGGTAAACTTATAAATATTAGACCAGGATTAACATTTGATATTGGTGAATCAATGAAAGAGACATTTGAAAATATTATTCAAAGTGATAGAAATATTATAAAAACAGGATTTGAGGGAATTGATAATCTATCAGGTGGTATGACTAGAGGTGAAATTACTGTGATAGGTGGTAGACCAGGACATGGTAAAACAACTACAATGCTAAATATGATGAAATCTTGCATTGACAATGGGTTGAAAGTTCTAGTATTTAATAGGGAAATGACAAATGTAGAAATGTTGAAGAAGCTAATAGTGCTAGAATCAGGCAAATTATCTTATTTGGATGTTAGGTTAGGGTATGTAGGTGATACGATTAAAATGGCTGAATTAGAGGCTACTAAAAAGAAGATAGAAGAAAAGTATAGTGCAGATAGATTTGCTATGTTTGACAATATGCCTAGTTTTGATGAATCTTCATCCCAAGTTAAGAAATTTAAGCCTGATGTTATATTTGATGATTATATACAATTAATAAAGCCTGATAAAAAGATTACAGAAAGACGATTACAACTTGAAAAACTTGTAAATGATTATAAATGGTTGGCTAAAAAGCAAGAATGTGCCTGTGTTCTACTTTCTCAGTTAAATAGAGGACTAGAATCTAGGAATGATGGTAAACCTAGATTATCTGATTTAGCTGAAAGTGGATCAATTGAGCAAGTGGCAGAAAATGTGCTATTTGTTTATTATGACCATAAGGTTAATATGACTAAGTCTAAAGATGGAGAAAATGTGATTGAACTTATAGGTTCTAAGGTTAGATATGGAACATCAGGCTCAACAAAACTTGGATATGAGGGAGATAAAGTAAAGATTTATAATTCAATAGAAGAATATAGGAGAGATAAAATAGATGCAATATAATGGTAATTTAAAAACAAATGAACATATAATAGACGATAAACTTCGTGAAAAAATATTTATTGGTATTGATCCAGGAAAAAATGGAGGAGTAGCAGTATTAAATGAAATAATGGATGGTGATCCTGTTATATGTTTTAGATGTCCTAAGAATCCTAGAGATATGGCATTTTCATTAATGTCTACAATCCCTACAAATGTTCCTTATGATGATGTTATAGTTCTTATAGAATTTGTTCATGCAATGCCTATGAATGGAGTAGTCTCTATGTTTTCATTTGGTCAAAATCTAGGACAATGGGAAGGTATATTAGGCTCACTTGAATTAGATCCGATATATGCTGGACCGAGGACTTGGATGAGTCACTATGATTGTAAGCCAAGAATGGATAAGAAAGATAGGAAGAGATATTTAAGAGGAATAGCAGAAGAGTTATTTCCTAATATAAAGATGACCTTTAATATTAGTGATGCATTGTTGATAGCTAATTATAATAAAGAAACGTATTATAAGAAATTGGCTGCAAATGCGAGGCAGAAATCGTGAAAACTACCTCGCATGGCAACGAGGGGGGTATGTTACCATACCTCCCTTATTTTTAAAGAAATATTATATACACCATTAGCCACTTGCTCTAAATTAAATGAGTCTTGATCAATTATTGCTATTGCAAACATATCAGGGGAATTATTGGATGAGTCAGGCTGAAATATAAAAGGTATTTGACCTCCATTTGTTCTGTGTATAACTTGTGAGAAAAAATTATTATCATCTAATAAGGTTTTATCTGTAGAATCATCTTCATAAATACTTTTCATTGCTGATAATGATGTAACATCAGGGAATATATTGCTATTATTCATATATGAAAAGTCTAATTTCCAAACACGTCTACCTGACCTAGATAGGTCTGCACTTTCTACTTCAGGGCTAAATCTACCCTGCAGCAAGTTTGATGAATCAAAAGTATAACCATTTCCTATTTCCCAAGGAGGGAGATTCCCCCACTTTGGCTTTGAAACCCAATCATAATTTGTAAATAATGAGCCTCCTTTAGATTCTATTTTATTTATACCACCATATTCTATACTCATAGTTAATGATAAGTCAGGAGAATTTTGCATCTGAAAATAAGAACCCATTATTACAGAACCTATATCTATCTGATTAATTTCATATGTTGTAAGAAGCCAAGAGGGATGATTATCTGTTGTTCCTGCCATCCTACCATCAAAAGTTGCTATACTAAATCCATCATAATCAGGCATATACAAATTAGCTGATGGGTCTTCTTGTTGAGTATAATTTTCTTTGTATGTAAGATTAACAACTTCTGTTAATGAAGCTGAATTTACATCTATAGAAAATATGGGAGATTCTTGTATAAAATATCTCTGAACTCCCTCATCACTAGTAGTATAGTTATTTTCATTGCTGTCATAATTAACTTGAAATCCTCCACCCTCATTACCTGCATTATGACCCAATATAGCTACAAAAGATTGTGATGTGAATGCTTGATAATTATATGAAGCATTATATACTTGGTTATTATTAGCGTCTATCCATTGATATCTTGATGGCTTGACAGGCAATGTTCTATAATGATTAGAAGGAACAGAGGAATATCCCAATATATCTAGCCATTCTAATCCATTAATATAAAATCTTGGTGCTGCAGTAATATCTTGATATGCCATTAATAACCCCCTAATCCTTTTTTAGTTTTATTAGGCTTTCTTTTAATTGTTAATCCTTTTGAAAGTCTACCTAAAAAACCACTTATTCTAAATGTTTTCTTTATCCAATTATTTCTCTTATTAGCACCTAATCCAGGAGGAACAGATGTTGTATTTTTAGTAGAAATCAATTGATCATTTTTTAATTTTGTATATAATGTTTCTGAATTTTCACTATGCATAGAGCCTGTCATAGCTTCACAAGTTTTCTTATGAATATGAAATTCTCCAATATATTCTGTTCCATCTTCAAGATATAAATTTCCATCATGGTTTGCTGTATTAAGATTATTAATACTAGACTGATCTAGTGAATTATTTTCAATAGGATTATTAACTAAATAACCTGAATTTAATTTTTCACCTGTAAAATCTAAATCTTCTGCATTTGTATCCATTAGTTCAGAATAATGCATTATAGGTTTTAATCCACATTGTATCTTATTTGCATCTTTGTCAGCAATAATTACATTTTTTATCTTAAAATTTCCTTTATAGTCGAATAAATTATTTAAAATAATATTTTTTTGAGATAATGAGAAGATTAATATTTGATTGTTTTTTTCTATTAAATTAAATTCAAGAGGAGTTTTATCATTTATAATAATTTTTCCTGAATAAAAAATATGAATACCTCCTATTATTTTACTATCTTGAATACTACAATTACCATTACCATAATACATTTTAATAATCATTATTCTCCTCCACAATTGCTGGATAATACACAATTTGCCAATGTTACTACATCTAATACATTGTAGCCACCATCACTATTCATATCTCCACAAGCTGTATAAATATCAAACATACAATTCCCTGCCAATACACAATTAGCTAGAGTAACAATATCCAAAACATTATAACCACCATCATTATTTAAATCACCTATATTTCCTTGACAGCCTTGTTCTTCAGGCTCTGGAGGGAAACCTGAATCTGTATATAAGAAGAAAGAAAAAGAATCCATAATTTCATTATCTTCTCCAACACCAGCATTAGTAAATGCATCAATAAGTTTAATATCTATCTTATGGGCAATTCTTAATCTTTTATCCATCTCCCCATATTCACTTAAATAATCCAAATGATCAGTAGTCATATTACCTATATCTAAACTTTCTCCCTCTAAGCTAGAAGTTCCATTATGTATAATCAATCCATTAGATAATTCTGAATTAGACATTCCATATAAACTTACCTCATCTTGAGTTGAATATGCAAAATAAGTAGAATCTTCTGCAAATAACTCTTCAGGATGCTTATTAGTAAGGTCAATATAATGATCAGGATTCTCATTAAGCTGAACTGCAAATGAATGGGCAATCTTTATCTTTAAATTATCATGGTTATATAAAGATGTATCTATCTTAATAGTAAATTTATCATAATGAGAGGTTTGTAAATCTAACATTGGATATAGTATTGAATGATCAGGATATGGAAAAGATGAGTTTGATATATTATCTAGATTAAAAACAAGTTCATCATCTTCCGGATCCGAAAAGTTATTACGCTTATATGTTCCATAATCTACATTTAATATTGATGGATTAGCAGTATCATTATTAGCATTACATGATGTTATAGAGAAAAGTGTAGGAAAGTATGAAGAGCAGTCATTATCAAAACATCCTTGATTATAATAATCATGTATATCACTCCATTTCCATCCACTTGTATTATATAAAGGATGAAATTGATTTTCTACTATCCAAACACCTTTATATTCTTCAGGCAAACCACTTTCACTACATCTTTCAGGCATTTC